AAGATGGAAATCCACGACTGGCAACCGTCGCGCAACGTGGCGCCGCAGAATCTGACGGTCTACGACGACGGGAGCTGGCGCGCGTACCCCACGTTCGGGGTATCCATCGGGCGCGGGAATTTCGATCTGGTGCTGCGGCATTATCGCAATCAGTCACGCACCGATCCTACCTACAAGTTTCCGGCGATCTGGTCAAAAACGACCAGCTTGACCGTGCGGTACCGGTTTTAAGCAGTCCTTTCAACGAAGTGAAACTGGGGGATTATCATGAGCCAATATGACCGTATCCTGGCCGCGCTGCGCAAGGCGGGCCGCAAGGGGTTGACGACTGCCGAGCTGGCCGCGCTGGTGCCCAGCAATTGCGTATGGCGGCGCGTTGCCGAAATGCCGATCTGGCACATGATCGGGAATAAGCGGTTCTATATCGACCGCTCCAGCCGGCTGATTAATAGCCGCCATGTCCGTGTGTATCGTCTCGTTCAGGTGTGAATCATGATGCTCCTCTTGCCGCAGCTTGCGTGGCTGATCATGGTCGGCGCACCCCGCCAGAACCCGAAGCCGGAACCGGCTGTCAAGCCCGCGCCGGTCGTTCCCAAGGATTGATACATTTCGTTGCATGGGCGCGTCAGCGGTGACGCGCACTGTACAAAGTGACGGCGTATCGGTAACATTTGTGCAGAGGGTCAGCCAAATGGTTGACCTCGTTAGCACCTAGACAGGGTGCAACCCCTTGGCCGGGGTAAGACAGTAGGACTTCACATGCGTGGTGGCGGGTACTGTCCCGTTCGGCCAACCCTCCGGGGACCGCGCAGGTGAAGTCCTTTTTTTTGGACGATAGGGTAACAACAACAAATGAGTTCCCTTTTGATTAATGAGCACCCTCTCATGGTGCTTCCGGGGCTTGCGAAACAAATCGGTCTGAACGAAGCCATTGTTTTGCAGCAGATACATTACTGGACGCGCGAGAAGCGTCATGTGATCGACGGATTTTCCTGGACTTACAACTCCGTCGAGGAATGGCAGAAGCAGTTCCCGTTCTGGTCTAACGCGACCATCCGCCGAGTGGTTGACTCGCTGGTGGACAAGGGACTGATCCTGAAGCGCAAGCTGTCAGAGAACCGGTTCGATGCAACCCTCTGGTATGCCATCAACCTGGACGCGCTGACCGAAAACAGTGAGCAAATCCATTTGCTCAAAATGAGCAAATCGTCTGCTCAATCTGAGCAAATCAGATCTGCTCAAAATGAGCAAATCACTAGTACTGAGACTACTAAGACTACTGCTAAGACTAGCAAGGCCCGCAAGACTTCCATCCCTGACGATTTTGGCATCTCTGCCATGGTAGAGGTCTGGGCGAAGAAAAACGGCTACACCGATCTGCAAGGCCATCTGGAAGCTTTTCGCCTAAAGTGCAAGGCGAAGGGCTACCAGTACATCGACTGGGATAGCGCCTTCATGGAAGCCATCCGCAAGGACTGGGCAGGCTTGACGGCCAAGGGTGGCGGCAAGGCGTACGGCAAGCAGGCGGAATGGGATTCCGTCATCGCGGAATTTGCCAGAGGTGGCAAATCTGATGATCCTTACACCATCGACATGGAGTATGTATCGTGAACGAGCAAGATCGAATTCCCTTCGCCAAGGTGCTGGCGGCCACATTGGATGCCTACGGGCGCCGCCCTCCCATGTCGGATACCGTGGAATTGTGGTTCCAGATCATGCGGCCTTTCAGCTTGGAGCAATTCCGCATGGCTTGCCAACAGGCCGTGATCACGAATCCCCAGAATCCGCCGACGCCTGGATCTGTCCTGCAAACGCTACGGGGCAAGGATACGAGCCGGCCCGGCGCGGAGGAAGCTTGGGCGATTGCCGTGCGCGCCTGCGATGAGTCAGAGACCGTCATGCTCACGGATGAGATTGCGCAAGCTTGGGGCGTTGCCCAGCCGATTTTCAGCCTCGGGGACGAGATAGGGGCACGGATGGCGTTCAAAGAGGCGTACGGGCGCATTACAGAGGCCGCAAGCGCACCGGCCAAGTGGTGGCCATCCCCCGGGAGCGACCCCTACAAGCGTGAAACGGCTTTATCCGAGGCAAAGAGACAAGGGCTATTGCCAGCTCCAACGGCGCAGGCTTTAGGTCTGTCAGACGAGACAGACAAAAGCGATCCTGATCCGGATGCGGTGACGCGATTCAAGCAGGCCATCGCGGGCCTGAAGTTCGCCAATGAGGCACGCGCAGCGCAACGCGAGGCCGAAGCGGAAAAGCAACGGCTGGCCGTGCTGCAGCGCAAGCAGGCTATTGCGGATGTTGTGGCGCAATACAAAGGAGAGGGGAAATGACCGTCGAAACCTATCTCGAAATGCTCCAAGCCCGGCGCCGCTACCATCTGCGCCGCCTCTTCCGAGAAGACGAATCGCAGAAGGATTTCGCCAAGCGCCTCGGGGTGAACCATCATTACTTTTGCGCGCTGTTATCCGGGCTGCGGCCCTTCAGTGAAAAGCGCGCGAGGGCGATCGAAGAAGCCTGCGGGCTGGCATTCGGATTTCTTGACAGCGAGGTGACGACATGAACTGCAAACCGGGGGATCTGGCGATCATCATCGCCTCGAAGGTTCCCGCGAACATCGGGCGAATCGTGGAAATCGTCTGCATGAGGCCGGCTGGCCGGTTTGATCACAAAGAATATGGTCCCGCAATAGCTGATGAATCCATGTGGGAGATCCGATTCATTGGATCTTCAGGCTGGGGGCTGAAAGTCAGCGGCAGGCTGTTCGAAAGCTGGATTTCGTGGATTCCGGACAGGAAATTGCGCCCTGTCAGCGGCATTCCGGTACATGACGAACAACAAATGGAGATGCCAGCATGAACGATAAATGGATTCGATGCACGATCTGCTCCAGCGACCAGCACCGCATGGAGGATTGCCCGTGGACACGTGTTAGGCTGGCGCGATGACGGCCAACGATGAAATCCTATACACCTGCGCCGGGCTGCTGCTGGCGCTGTTTATGACCTTGGCCTATCTGCTGTGGAGGGGGGAATGATGACGTTGCGAGAACGATTGCAGGAAAAGCGCGATTGGTTGGCGAATACGCCAGGCATAAAGGGCGCCTATACCCATCTGACGGTGGCGGAGCTGGACCGGCTCATCAGCGGACTGGATGCGGTAGAGAATCCAGCGCTACCAAAGATCGAGCCACGCATGCTGGGAGCGCAGGAGCCGCGCGGGACTAGGTGCACGCCGCAGGAAGTGGCGCAACGCCTGGCGGAGCTGTACGGGCAAACGCCGGAGATTCGAAGAAATATCGTCAAAGAGCTTGCATAACTGCGCGCAGCTTGCTATGATTCAGTCATCGAGCAACGCAACGAACGAGGGGAACAAAATGATCAAGAACAGCAAGCAAGCATGGGAAATTGGCCAGCAAGTTAAGGTTGGCTTCCTGTCTGGCCTGACGGTGATTGCAAAGGTTGCGACTCCTGGCGATTACGTACCTGACGCCTATGTGCTGCTGCGCGGCGAACAGTTCTACTCGTTCGTGCCTCACAACGGCATCTCGAAGCTCAGCGTTGAGGAAGCGCGCGAGATGGTTGCCGAAGGCAAGCGCCAGAATGCCGCCGCCGAAGCTCGCGCCGCCCAACAGGCCGCCGGAGCAATCGCTGCTGCCAAGCTGGCTGCAGAACTGATGGCTGCCTGATGACGGAAGACCGTTTCGAGGAAATCCTGATCGCGGCTGACCCGAAGCCCAAGCGGATTCTGGCGCTCGATCCGGGGCCAGCTCAGACGGGGTGGGTGCGCTTCAAAGACGGCATGGTGGAATCGTCAGGCGTGGCCGCGAACAATGAAATGCTCGGCGCATTGTCGGACGGTGATCTTGTCGACCTGCTAGCCATTGAAATGATTGCGTCTTACGGCATGGCTGTCGGCAAGGATGTTTTCGAGACGTGTGTATGGATTGGTCGCTACATGCAGGAGTGGTATGACCCGAAGGCTGTCAGGCTGATCTACCGCAAGGACGTGAAGATGCATCTTTGCGGCACGCCGAGAGCCAAGGACGCAAATATCCGGCAGGCGCTTATTGATCTGCTGGGGCCGCAAGGGACGAAGAAAGAGCCGGGGCCGACCTACGGAGTCAAGTCGCATGCTTGGGCCGCTCTGGCGGTCGCTGTGACGGCTGCAAACGCAAGCTAACAGGAAAGAGAGGGGAACTAATGGCCAAGAAAACCGCACCCAAGCTGACGACCTGCCCAAGCGCAGCGTACCAGGAATACAAGCCGGATCTGGCGACACGGCTGGCCATCGAGAAGGCCAAGCGCGAGCAGCCGCCGTTGCTGACGCTCGCTTCATCGGTTCCGTCGCTTATTAAGGGAGAAGGCTGGCGATGACTGCCGAAGCCATTCTGCTAGCTGGCATTGGCACTTGCCTAGCCATTGCTGCCGCGCTCATTGTCATGCTGGCGATTACGTTTGAGAACTTGGATTAACCTTCACCCTCGCCTCTGAAAACCCATTCAGAGACTTCCGGCCCGGGGTAGAATGATCTATCTCGGGCATTTTTCAGGAACAAAATCATGGTCCAGGCAGTCGCATCTATTCAGGTTCCGGACGCAAGCCAGCTCACCATTACCATGACCATGACTATTGCGGATTGGTCGGCAATGCGGGATGATATTGCGGGACTGCTCCAGCAATCCGTGCCGCTGGCGCAAATGGCGTTGCAACTCAACACCATCATTGACCGCGCACGGGCGCAAGCCGGAGGCTAGCATGGCAAAAACGATCGACCAAATGACGGCGCAGGTTCTCGCCAACCTGAAAACCGGCTACCAGTGCATGACCTATCCGCAGCCGGATAGCAACTTCACGAAGGACCGTATGGATGCCAGCAAGGCGGCCGGGATCGTGAAGAAGGATCAGAGCGTCTACAAGGGCAAGAAGATTCCCATCTGGCAGCGAGGCTGACATGCCGCTTGTCAAATCCACCAGCAAAAAGGCGCGCGAGGAGAATATCAAGCGCGAGATTGAGGCCGGAAAAGAACCGAAACAGGCGGTTGCCATCGGCTATTCGGTGCAGAGAGAAGCCCAGAAAGACAAGAAAAAGTCTTATCCCATGCCCAAAAGCCGCTTCGCTAAGGACTAATCATGGCCGACCTGACAGAAAAGCAGCGCGACAAGATGAAGGCGAAAACCTTTGGGCTGCCCGAGGAACGTAAATTCCCGATGCCAGACCGGAAACACGCCGCCAATGCGAAGGCTAGGGCCAGCCAGCAATACAATAAGGGCAATCTGAGCGAGGCCGACAAGGCCAAGATCGACCGCAAGGCGGACAAGATGCTGGGCGAAAACAAGCCGGCCAAGAAAGAATATCCCATGCCGCCGAGTCGCTTCCAAAAGAAAGACTAACCTACGAACTGGACGTAAGAAAAATAATGTTCGACGTTCAAGTTCCCTTCGGTTATGCCGCCGCCATCAGCTCCGGCGGCGCGACGGCGCGTATTGCCACGCTAGGTAATAACCCGGATATTGACACGACCAGCCAGCCCGAGGATGTATGGGTGGGCGCAGAATTGGGTACGCTGAACGGGGTAGATCACCGCTTCATTCCGAAGCCACAGGCCGCGACCAGCATGGAAATCGTGTCCTCGGATGCGAATGACGCTGCCGCAGGCACGGGCGCCAGAACGGCGATATTGACCTATCTGGACGCCACCTATACCCAGAAAACCGCCATTCTGACGCTGAACGGCCTGACGCCGGTCGCCATTGCCGATCCGATCATGCGGATTAATGGGCTGATCGTGGCGAGCGCCGGTACCTTTGGCGGCAACAATATCGGCAATCTCAGCGTGCGCGCGGCTGGTGGACTAGGCGCGACCTATTCCTATATGCTGGCCGGGACCGGGATTGCTCGCAGCTCGCTATTCACGACTCCGGCGAAGCTCTCGGCGGATATTCTCAGCCTCGTGATTTCGATCAACCAGACCGATACCAGCTCCCGTGCGGCGGTTTTCTCGCTCTGCACCCAGAACCAAGCGGGCCGGCTGATCAAGGGATTAGAGGTTGCCTGTACGTCCTCGGCACCCTATCGGCATGAGGCGGCCAACGTCCCGCTGAATGTGCTGGCCGAGAAAACGGATATCTGGATGCGCTGCGAAGCGGTAAGCGTGAATAACACCAATGTCACGGCTGCGATCTTCGGTTATACCCGGAATGCGGTGAATTTCACGCTCTAAGTGACGTAGGAAAAACCGATAAATACGCGTATAATCAGATCGTGCCTTGGAAACAGGGCACTCTGGCAGTCGGCAGCAACTATGTCAGGCGGAATCCCCTCAACTCGCCCGCCTGGCGCTGCCGACTCCCAGAGAAGCGCGGCAAAGTGGGCGCAGCCACTCTAAAAAACTCGTAGGAGTATTTCAGCATGTTTTGACTGGACGTGCTGGCCGGATACTGCAGAATCGGCTGCGCTTCTCTCCTCACGCATGCGCCTTTGCGGTTGCGACTACGCGGCCGATTCGAGCAAGGGCGCATCCGTGAGGGAGGTGCATGGGGTACCTAGTGCTTCTGTCTCGCTAAAACGCCATGGCGTGCGAATTAGGTCCGGAGATTACGCCCTCACATCATGACCTATGGCATTGAGGGTCCATAGGGACCGGTTACGCGGTTCAGCATCGGTAGGAAAGGTGCGACGGTGGGCACGAAGGCGCGAACCTCGCGGGCCGTGCGACGGGAAAGCGTGACAGACCGTTGTAAGAGAGGGAGGCGAAAGCCGCTGGACGCCGAACAGCCAATCGGCCGCTGGCCCTGCGATACGGGCATTTACCATCCCAATAACCACGCGCACCGCCTCTACAGGTAAAGCACATGGCAGCCAATAAGGGCGGACGACCGTCCATCTACTCCCAAGAACTCGCTTCTGAAATCTGCGCACAGATCGCAGACGGGCACAGCCTCCGCAAGATTTGCCGCGAGGATGGCATGCCCACTCTTTCCACCATTTTCTACTGGCTGGGCAAGAATCCGGACTTTTCGGACCAGTATGCGCGCGCGAAAGACAGCCAGGCCGACGCTTTGGCCGAAGATATCCTCGATATTGCCGATTTGCCGCCAGCCATGACGGAGAAAGGCATTGACTCGGCGGACGTGGCGGACAAGCGCCTGCGGATTGAGGCCCGCAAATGGATCGCCAGCAAGCTCAAGCCCAAGAAGTACGGGGACAAGATCGAGCAGGAGATTAAGGGCGAACTGGGCCTGACGGTGCAGATTGTGCGGATGGGGGATGGCGAATGACACTCGACGAGCATGCGGGAAACAGCCATCTTTCGGCGGACTGGAAGTTCAGCGCGGAAGAGTCGCAGCGCATTTGTGACAACATCCAGCAGAACAACGCATTTTTCAGATTGCTGAAGGCTAGAGCAGCGCAACAAAATGAAGAGACCGCGCGGGGCGGCGAGCAACAAAATTGCGTGGAGGGGTGATGAAGAACATCCACCGATGGATTGTTCATGGATTCCATGGGCCGGTGGGTGAGAGATTCCGCGCCATTTACGTGCGCGCCTGGATTGCCAGCCTATCGTTGAACCTTACGGCAGAGCATTTGAATATGTGGCCATCGCACTGGCATGCGAATCCGCCTCGCACAACGCTGAAAGAGCGCATCATTGCTCGCTGCATTCTTAAAAAGCACGGATGCCAGTAATCCAGCTCCCCAACCAATGGAAGCAATATGGCTGAAATCAGAACAAAACGCGGCGACGTGATCCTGGTTGACGACGAGGATTACGCGAATTTGTCTTCGAAAGTATGGTTCGTAGATGGCTACGGCTACGCAAAACGGACTCAGCGAGTTGGGCCGCGCCGAGAGGGAAAGCAAATCACGATCCCCATGCATCGCTATATTCTGGGAATGGAAAGCGGTGATAGCCGTCAAGTCGATCACATCAACGGCAACCCTATGGACAATCGCCGGGCGAACTTGCGCATTTGCTCAAAGGATGAGAATTGCCGGAATCGTCGCGTGCATTCGAACAACCGCCTTGGCATCAAGGGTGTGAGCGCTCACGGCGACAAGTTCAGGTCTGAGATTCAAGTCAATAAGCGGCGCGTCTACCTTGGCCTGCACGATACGGCGGAGTTGGCCAATGAATTTTACGCGCTAGCCGCTGAAATGCTCCACGGCGAATTTGCCAGTACGAGGATGTGATTGCCGGTCATTCAACTGCCAAATAATGGCTGGAAGCCTCGTCCCTACCAGCGAAAAGTGTGGAGTTACTGGGAGAACGGCGGCAAACGAACTCACCTTCTATGGCACAGGCGCTCCGGAAAAGATGAGCTTACGTTACATCGCGCTGCTGTCGCGGCATTTGAACGACCGGGGAGTTATTGGCATTTGCTGCCAGAGGCGGCCCAAGCGAGAAAGGCTATCTGGAACCAAGTGGACCCGCATACGGGGCGCCGTCGCATTGACGTAGCATTTCCGGTTGAGCTTCGCAAGCGGACAGTGGACGATCAGATGTTCATTGAGTTCGTCAACGGCTCAACCTGGCAGGTAGGCGGCAGCGACCGCTATAACGCGTTGGTCGGCTCTTCTCCGGCGGGGATAGTATTCTCAGAATGGGCGCTAGCCAACCCAGCGGCCTGGGCTTATTTCCGACCAATGCTGCTGGAAAACAACGGATGGGCTACTTTCATCACTACGCCACGCGGCCATAACCATGCCGAGAAGACGTACAAGGCCGCGTTGAAGGAAAAAGGGTCATTCGCTCAGATATTGACGGCGGCTGACACTAGCGTATTCACGCCGGATCAGTTGGAGTCTGAGCGGCTGAACATGATCGATGAATATGGTCAAGATTTCGGCCAAGCTCTATTTGATCAGGAATATTTCTGCTCGTTTGACGCCGCCATTCTCGGCTCCTACTATGGCGCATGGATCACAAAGCTAAAGGCTGAAGGGAGATTCCGGCATGTACCTATCGACCCCGCTCTTCCTGTTCATACTGCTTGGGATTTGGGTCACACAGACGACACGTCCATATGGTTCTATCAAGTCCCTTATGGTGAAGTGCATTTCGTGGGCTGCTACTCTGCTTCTGGCTTTGGCATTGACCATTACATTGATTATGTACGTGACTGGTACCGAACCACAGGAGCCAAGTCCGGGCACTTCTTTCTACCCCACGATGCCAAAGCCAAAACCTTCGCCTCCGGTGGAAAATCCTCTGAAGAACAGTTCGCCAAGGCCTTCGGCTGGGACAAAATCCGTATAGTCCCGAGTCTTTCGGTGCAGGATGGCATCCAGGCGGTGCGGGAAATGCTCAAACGGGCCTATTTTGATCTAGAATGCGAGGATGGATTAGAGGCACTCGCCCAGTATCAGCGCGAATGGGACGATAATAAGAAGGCGTTCCGCGAATCGCCCAAGCATGACTGGACGAGCCATATTGCCGACGCCTTCCGGATGGCAGCGGTGGCCTACGCCGAAGAGGCGAAGACCAAGCCCAAGCCCGATCCGCGATTCCCGATCCAGCAGAGCATCAACGACCTAATTGCAGCGCAGCGTAAGAAACGCATGAGCCAGGAGTACTAAATGCAATTGAATTTCGCCACTTACCAGACCGCCGCCGCCGTGACGCCGAGCGACACGACCGCGCAATCCTATCGGGCTATCTATGTCGGCGGCGCGGGCAATGTCGCGGTGCAGACCGTGGGCGGGAATACCGTTACCTTTACCGCGCCTCCGGTCGGATCGATCCTGCCGGTGGAAGTGCAGAAGGTGATGAGCACCAACACCACCGCAACTCTTCTCATTGGGTTGGCTTAATCATGGCGACGATGCCGGCTCAAAATCTGATTGGCGGAAACTTGGCAACGCCCGGTGCTCCGGGGAATTTTACTTCGTCACAAATTGCGCCAGCGCTCTTGCAGAGCCAAGGCCCAGAGCAATTGCCCAACGTTCGGATCGGCGCATATACGCCGGGGTTGAGGGCATGGAAATGGGCAGTATTTGGCGACAGTCGCGTGAATTTTTCGTCAGCGACCGGACCCGACATTAGCGTGTCCACATCTGGCAATACGCCGCTCCGCACACCGACATGGTTGCAAGCATTTCTAGGCGATGCAGAATTTACACGCAGCTATGCTGTTTCTGGCGACACGGCATCTAACTGGTTGAACGCCTCCAGAACCGGAGGGAGGACCATTTATGATTTGGTTGCTTCGGACATCGACGCAGTATATATCCAATATGGTGTGAATGATGCGATGGCACAAACGCCCGCAATCACGATTGTTGGCTATTTGCAGGCGCTATGTCTAGAAATCATGAAGTCGGGAAAATACGTTGTCTTTGAGGCGATTAACCCGATCCGTTCGCCAGCCACCAGTTTTGTTTCGACGCAAGCGATTATTGATAGTGTCAATGCTTTGATGAGCGCGTGGCTGGTTAATTTCAGGCCAAATGCAATTTTTATTGATACAGCTAGCGCTCTAAAAGACAACAGCGGATTTGCTAATCCTACGTATTACAACGTGGATGGCATACACTTTGTGCAGGCCGGCGCTTATGTTGCTGGCAAGCTAATCAGCGCCGCAGTGAGAGGGATGATTCCTCAACGTGGCGGGGCATTCATCAGCCCTAGCAATGCGCAGCCGAATCTATTGAGCGTATCCTTGCCTGCTGTATTCAGCCTGGACGCTACTGGAACTGCAACTGCTATCAATCAAACCAGCGGACAGGATTCTAGCGGCCCATATTTGGACTTTGTCTATACGCCAACCTCGCTAGCAGGCGGAGTGCAGCAGAAGAATATATACCTGGCGGCGAATTTCCAAAGCTCTAACCCTCCATATTATTCGCTGAGGGGGAATGAAATATTGCAAGGCTATTGCAAACTCATTCTGGATGATGGGAACGGCGGCTCCCCGGCTGCGATGGAAATTGCCGTGCGCCAGCGATTCTATACTGCGTCAATTTTTTCGGATGCGCTGCAAACTGGCGTCGTATCTGTTGGAGCGGCAAACTTCACAGAAGCAGTGAATATATCCGCAATTACGCCGAGGTTGATTAACTCTGCGGCATCGGTAGATGCGGCTCCGGCTAGCGGAACAGGTTATAACCTTCAATTCATTATTCGCGCACAGCAAACCGGGGCGTCGATCAGATTGCGAGTTTATTATCCCTCATTGAGGATTGTTGGATATTCTGCGCCAATTGCCGTGACTCCCGGAGCATCGCCATATACGTATACGAACAATTCCACTGGCAATCAATTCGTTTATGTGGCTGGCGGCACTGTGTCATCCATCACGCAAAATGGTGTTGCGACTGGGCTAACATCTGGGATTTTCCCGCTAGCGCCTAATGATACTTTAACGGTTACATATAGCGTGGCGCCAACGACATTCACTATTAAGCAGATGTGATATGAGCACCATTCCAGACGCAACGGTCAATAGCGCTGAATCTCCTGCTGATTTCGGGCGCGGCCCGGTCGGTGAAGTGCGCCGCTGGGCGACCGAGATTCAGCTTGCCGAGAGCCAGTTCCGCAAGTGGCGCGAGCAATCCGCCAAGAACTGGGACCGCTACCGGGCGCGTGACAAGCGCAAGAACAGCTATAACTCGCTCTACGCCAACACGTCGATCATTTTCCCGGTGGTCTACAACACGCCGCCCACCCCGGACGTGCGCAAGCGCTGGAACAAGAAAGACAAACTAGGCGAGTGCGTGTCCAACGTGCTGTCCCGCGCGATTGAATTCAATCTCGACACGACCAATTTTGACCGCCAGGTGCGCATGGATGTGCTGGACATGCTCGTTTGTGCGCGGGGCGTGTCAAGAGTGCGCTATGTGCCAAATCTGGTACAAGTGGGCGATGTGCAGGAAGTGGGCGCCGAAGCCGATGAAACCAATCTGGAGCACGAAGCCCAGCAGGGCGAATCGTTCGAGGAACTGGAATGGGAATCCGCGCCGATTGAGCACGTGCAGTGGGATGAATACCTGCACGGACCGGGCAAGACCTGGGATTCCATTCCATGGTTCGCGTTCAAGCACAATCTCACGCGTGACCAACTGATTGAGCGCTTTGGCGAGGAAATCGGTAGCCTGGTGCCGCTGGATGCGGGCCCGAGCGCCGACGATCAAAAGAAGTACCAAGACGATCAAACGTTCGAATTGTTCCAAACCGCCTGCGTGTGGGAGATTTGGGACAAAGACACGCGCTCGGTCATTTGGATCAATCTGCAGACGCGCACCGGCCCGCTGAAGACCGAAGACGATCCCTACGGGTTCGATCAGTTCTTTCCGGTGCCCGAGCCGCTGATTGCCATCGTTGACAGCGACGTGCAATCGCCTGCCAGCCTGTTCGAGATGTATCAGGAGCAGGCGGATGAGCTGGACCGCATTTCCGGGCGCATTAACCGCATCACCAATGCCATCAAGGCGCGCGGCCTCTACGATCCGAGCTTGGGTACGCAAGTTTCGGAAATCTTCCGGGGCGAGGATAACGACCTGATCCCGGCTGCCGAATCGATTCGCATGCTGCAGGACGCGGGCGGCATCGATAAGTTCATCTGGTTTGCGCCGCTGGACGTGATGATGAAGGTCGTCCAAGGCTTGTACGTGGCGCGCGAGCAGTGCAAGGCCGTCATTTATGAGCTATCCGGCATTTCTGACATCATGCGCGGTTCTAGCGATTCAGCCGAAACGCTGGGCGCGCAAAACCTAAAGGTCGCGTTCGGCAAAGGTCGGGTATCGGACATGCAGCGCAACATTCAGCGCTATATCCGCGATCTGATCCAGATGCAGGCCCAAGTGATCGGCAAGAAGTTCGAGATTGACACGCTGCGCCAGATGACGCAGGAAGACTATCCGACTGATGCCGAGTACACCGCCAAGATCGCGCCGCTACTGATCCAGGCGCAGATGGCACAAGTGCAAGCCGCGATGACTGGCCAGCCGGCCCCACAGATGCCGCCGCTGCCGCCCAAGCCGACGACCTGGGAAGACATTGACAAGGTGCTGAAGTCCGATGAGATGCGCACGTTCCGCATCGATATCGAGACGGATTCCACCATTGCGGCCACGCAGCAGGAAGACCTAGAGCAGATGACGGGCGCGCTCGGGGCTGTGACCACGGTCATTAAGGAACTGTGGCCGATGGTGCAGCAGGGCGCGCTGCCGCTGGAAGCCGCCAAGGAACTTGTTCTCGTGGTTTGCCGCAAGTTCAAGCTCGGCAATACGCTAGAAGACGTCTTCGATCAAATCCAGCAGCCGCCGCAGCAGACTGATCCGAAGGCCAGCCAGGAGCAAGCCAAGGCGCAGGCGGATATGCAGAAGCACGCCATGACGCTGCAGGCCGACGCGCAGGCCCATCAGCAGGATTTGCAGGCGGATATGAAGCTGGCCCAGTTCCAGGCGCAGATGGATCAGCAGACCGAAGCCTGGCGCCAGGAAGTCCAAGCCCGAGAAAACGCCCATCAGCAGCAATTGGAGCTCGAACGCGACGCGGCGCAGCAACGCATGGACATGCAAATGCAGGTATTCAAGGAGCAGGCCGCGCAGGATCGGCAGGCGATGCAAGGCCAGTTGCAGATGCTAATCGCGCAAATGAACAATGCCCGCGCGGTCGAAGTCGCGGAAATCGCCGCTGGAACGACGCTGGCGACGGCGCAAATGAGCGCTGCCCAACAAGCCACGGGAGAATAATCGGTGCCTTTCTACACGTGCCACTGCAAGCAATGCGGAGAATATGAGCAAATCTATCGCCATATTGATCAGCGCGACAATACTCCTATGCATTGCGGCCAGCCGATGCAGAGATGCGTCGAAGCTCCGGCAGTTCAGGTTGATATTGGGGGCTACCAATCCCCCATTGACGGACGCTGGATCGAAGGCAAATCTGCGCGCCGTGAAGACCTGAAACGATCCAATTGCCGACCGTGGGAGGGCATGGCCTCGGAACGGCAAGCCGCGATTGAGCGCTCGAAAGCCGCTGACAAGGATTTTGAGAAAGGCGTCGAAGCGGCAGCATATAATACGTTTAATAACATGAGCGCCGAGAAACAGCGCGCCATATCCCAAGGAGTGTGAAATGTCGAGTGTGATTGGCGGGATGGAAGATACGATTGCGCAAACCATGGCGCAAATCGGCTGGCCCGGTGCGGATCTGGTAAATGAGCCGGAACCGGATATCGAGCCGGAACCCGCGCCGGAACCTGATCCGGTTGACCCAGAGCCGGAGCCGGAACCGGAGCCGAATCCCGACGATCCAGATCCGGATAATCCCGAGCCAGAGCCGGAACCGGAGCCGGAACCGGAGGCGCAATATCGTCCCAAGTGGAAGAAAGCCGCACTGGCCGAGCTAGACAAACTGCCGCCCGAAGTGCAGCAAGCCTTTATCGCGGAAGACAAGCGCCGCGAAGAGAATTTCCACAAGGGCATTGAGCAATACCGCACCGGCCATTCTGCCGCGAAGGAATGGGACGAGGTTATTACCCCCTATCGCGCGACCATCGATCAATTCCAGGTGAAGCCGCAAGAAGCCGTGCGCTCCCTGCTCGCCACCGACCATGTTTTGCGTTATGGGCCGCCGCAGCAGAAAATCGGCACCATTTTGCAAGTTCTGCAGAATTATGGTATTAATCCAGCAGATTTGGCGGCGATTGCGCAGGGAAATACCCCGCAAGAATCGCTCGATCCGCAGTATCAAGCTTTGAATCAGCGGCTGTCGCAGTTTGAACAAGCGCAAATGGCCCAGCAGCGCGCGGCTGAACAAGCCCGCCAGCAAGCCGAGCGCCAAACGCAAGCCGCCGTTCAAGGTGAAATCGAGAAGTTCGCATCCGATCCGGATCACGAACATTTCGAACTCCTGAAGCCGCTCATGGGTGGATACCTCCAAAACGGAGTGGCCAAGGATATGGATGAGGCGTACGAAATGGCTTTGCGCGCCCATCCGCAAACGGCACAAATTTGGATTGCTCAACAGCAAAAGCAATGGGCCGATTCTAGGAAAGCAGCAGCACAGAAAGCGAAGACGGTCACCAACGTACGCTCCAACGGGCGCGCGAGTACCGGCAAGCCGACGACTGCGGCAACAATGGAAGACACCATCAGGCAGACGGCAGAACGCCTCGGCCTGGCTTAACGCATAAGGAGCAATCATGGCCTCTCCCGGTCAAAGCAATCTGTTCAACGCGTTCACCGAACTGGTGAGCACGACCTATCGCAACCATTCCAAGCAAGTCGCCGACAACGTGTCGCGTCACAATGCGCTGTTCCGCCGCCTTACCGAAAAGGGCCGCGTGCGCATCGAAGACGGTGGCCTGTCCATCGTGCAACCGCTGGACTACGCGAACAACTCGACCTATCAGCGCTACTCGGGCTATGACGTGCTGAACGTCAACGCCGTGGACGTGCTGACGGCTGCCGAATACCCGTGGCGCCAGATCGCCGTCAACGTGGCGGCCAGCGGTTTCGAAATGCGTACCAACGGCGGCCCGCAGCGCATCATCAACTTCGTGAAAACGAAGATCACCAACGCCCAACGCTCGCTGGCCAACGGCATGTCGCTCGACCTGTATTCGGACGGCACCGCTGCCAACCAGATCAACGGCCTGCAAGCGCTGGTGTCGGATGCCGGTACGGGCACGGTCGGCGGTATCAACAGCTCGACCTGGGCCTTCTGGCAGAACCAGGTCCAATCGGCTGCGGCTCCGCTGCAAGGCGGTGGTGCGATTACCCCGAGCGCAACCACGATTGAAAGCCTGATGCTGCCGCTGTGGATCAAGCTGACCCGTGGCAACGACATGCCCGACATGATCGTCATGTCCGACGACTACTTCAGCTTCTTTGAGCAATCGCAGACCAGCCTGAAGCGCTACGCACCGGAAGACGATGGCCAGGGCGGTATGATCCGCATGAAGTACAAGACCGCTGATGTCTTCTTCGATTCGTCGGGCGGCATCCCGGGTTCGCACGCCTACTTCCTCAACACCGACTATCTGGAGCTGGTTGCGCATCGTGACGCCAACATGACCATGATGGATGAGCTGCGCTCGGTGAACCAGGATGCGGTGGTAATTCCGATTCTCTATCAGGGGAATCTCACGTGCTCGGCCCGCTTCCTGCAGGGCGTTATGAAGGCCTAATGCGGTAATTGTTGGCGTTTAACAAAGATGGTGTTAAGATGGGATCTCTTCCGGAAGAATGGGTCTCAAATGAAAATCATCGATATGGTTGGACAGAAGTTTGAGCGCGCGTCGGTTGTTTCGCGTGCGCCCAACAAGAGCGAGAAGGACACCAACGCTCGTTGGCATTGCCAGTGCGATTGCGGTAAAGAGTTCATCTCTTATGGCCAAGATCTGCGACGCGGCAAGGTCAAGAGTTGCGGTTGTCTGACTCGCTCGACGATGGGCGAACGATCGAAGCATTTCAATGCGACTCACGGAATGACGGATTCACGGGTGTACCGAATCTGGACTGGCATGCTAAATCGATGCCGCAACCCGAATAGCGGGAAGTGGGAAAGATACGGCGGCCGAGGAATTAAAGTGGACGAGCGGTGGTCTTTGTTCGAAAACTTCCTTACAGATATGGGAATGCCGACTGATGAGTTGTCGCTAGATCGGATTGATCCTAACGGGAACTACTGCAAGGAAAATTGCAGATGGGCAACCAGAAAGGATCAAGCCTCAAATAGGCGGTCTTGTATTATGCTCACGCATAACGGGATCACTCTAACGGCAACGGATTGGGCGCGCGCACTTGGGATTAGCGTTAGTACGATGTTCAACCGGTTGGACGCGAAATTTCCGCCTGAAAAGCTTTTCGCAAGAAAACTGAAATGATCATAGGAGGTCTATCATGACTACCGCCGCAAGTTCCTGGCCGCAACTGGGCACCCAGCCCGTCGGCAACTTCTTCATCCCTGACACCACCCAGCGTCACAAGCTGGGCGCCACTCTGTCCGTCGTCGATCCGTACTACGGCGGCCAAGAGATGATCTATCTGGCGATTCCCGCTTCGACCGCCCTGAACGTCGGTCACGCTGTCACGTGGGATATCAACAACCAGATCGTCGCGCTGCCGAATACCGCAGGGCAAGGCGTGCCGGTCGCACTAGCGCTGAATGCCGTCGCCTCCAATGCCAGCCTGCAATATAGCTGGTTCGTGATCGAGGGTCAGACGCTGGCTTGGTCGAATGCTTCGGTTGCTGCCGCTGCCCTGATCGGCGTGGTTGCTGCCGGCCAGCTCGGCGCGGTGGCCAACGGCAAGGAAATCCTGAACGCACGCGTCGCGGCTGCAGCAACCACTACGGTTGCCAAGACCAATACCTACACGCAATCGGGTTCCACGCTGCTGCGCTGCTCGCAAGCTGGCACGGATGGCTGGTTCGTCGGCATGGCGCTCTCGGGCACCGGCATCGCGGCCTCGACCACCATCACCGCCATTGATACGGACAACCGTACCGTAACCATGAACAACGCGGCCACGGCCACGGGTTCGGTGACTGTGACCGGTACGCGAAATGATGGTACGAACTTCTTCAACGTCGTAACCATCGATCGTCCGTTCGCACAGGGTCAGGTGACCTAACAGAGCAGTAACGGGAAGCCCTTCGGGGCTTCTCTCACTTGGGACTTGGAGGCTAACTACCTCCCTTTTTCCCGAGATAACTATATTCCTCCCAAGGACGACACATGTACGGAACTGTTGGCATTCAACAAGGCGGCATGCCGCACATTCGCTTCGAGACGCGCTCGGAAGAAGATCGCAGCGAAAGCATTGCGCAAGAGCGCAAGGTGTACAAGGACGTGGACTGGATCATCGTGACGCCGCACGGCTCGCGCGATTCCAGCGAAAACCACGCCGCCCAGTGGATCGCCAACAAGCAGAGCCAGGCGGAACAGGGTAACTACGATATCGAGTGGGTGCAGAAATTCCGCAAGATGTACGAGATGTACAAGGAAGGCAAAGAGCTGCCGGTGGAAGGCACGCCGCTTGCCATGCTCCCGCATCTGTTTTCCCCGGCGGAAATTGCCAATTGCAAGTCGCTGCATATCCTCAGCCTGGAAACGCTGGCCACAGCCAACGAAGAAGTCATCGCCCGGCTCGGCATGGGCGGGCGCGAAATGAAGAATCGCGCGCAAGAGGCAGTGAAGCATGCGGGCACCGGTTCCGGCGAGGCGATCAAGGTATCGGCCTTGCAAGCGGAAAATGCCGATCTGAAAGACCGTATGCGCGATCTGGAAGGCGTAATCCGTGACCTGCAAGCGCAAATGTCGGATAATGTGCCACGACGCGGACGACCGCCGAAGGAATAATCCATGACCTGCCTGACCATTATTCAGGATGTGGCGCAACGCATTAACCTGCCGAGTCCCACATCTGCCGCGCAGTCCGCCGACCCCGCCATTATCCAATTGGTGGCGCTGGCGAACAAAGAAGGCGAATGGCTGAGTAACAAGGACTGGCAGGTTCTGACCAAGGAAACCTCGTTCCTGACGACCGCGGTGCAGTTGCAGACGACCTTATCTGTGACCGCGCCCGGGCTGAAGAACATCATCAACGATACCATCTGGAATCGTGACCTGCGCCGCCCGGTCTACGGGCCGATGACGGCGCAGCGCTATCAGCAGGTGCAGGCGGCGGTCTTTGCTGGCCCGTGGAATCAGTTCATTATCCAAGGCGACCAGATCCTGTTCTTCCCGGTGCCGGTCGCTGGGCAACACTGCTTCTTTGAGTACACCACGTCAAACTGGTGTACCTCGTCGGGTGGCACAGGCCAGGCACGTTTCGTGATGGATAGCGATATCCTGCTGCTGCGCGAGGATCTGTTCAAGCTCGGCGTGGAATGGCGCTGGAAAAAAGCCAAGGGCCTGGAATATGCGCAAGAGTTCGCGGATTACGAGGACTTCATGGCGGATTGCAAGGCACGAGACGGAACGCGCGATATTATCAACATGGGTTCCGCACGCTACGATATATTCCCGGGTGTTTTGGTGCCGTCCGGTAGCTGGCCGATCTGATGGTACGCGTCGCTCAACAGCCCAAGACCCGCGCGCAAGTCGCCCGCACGGCTTCCATTCCGGCGCCCATCGGTGGCTGGAATGCGCGTGACTCCATCGCCAACATGGAGCCGACCGACGCGGTCATTCTGCAGAATTTCTACGCCACGACCTCTAGCGTGCAGCTCCGCCAAGGGGCGACGAACTGGGCCACGGGCCTCGGCACGCAGGTCAATACGCTGATGGCGTTCAACCCGAAATCTGGCACGCCGCAGATGTTTGCCGCAGCCGGCACGAACATCTACAACGTGACCGCCTCCGGCCCGGTCGGTGCGGCGGTGGTGAGCGCGCAAACCAGCGACAAATGGCAGCACATCAACTTCGCCAACGCGGGCGGGTCATGGCTGCTGCTGGTCAATGGCTCGGATTCGGGCCAGAAATACGACGGCACGACCTGGTCACAGATGGTGCTGACGGGCGCGAATTCGTCCGACATGACGCACATCACGCCCTATGCCAATCGGGTGTGGATGATTCAGAAGCAATCGCTGACGGCCTGGTATCTCGGCGTGGGTTCGGTGCAGGGGGCGGCCACGGCCTTTGACTTGACGCCGGTTTTCTCGCGCGGCAGTTTCCTGGTGGCGCTGGGGGTCTGGACGGTCGATGCCGGGGATTCCTCGGGCATGACCGACTATCTGTGCTTCGTCACCAATCAGGGCGAAGTGGCGATCTATTTGGGCTCCGATCCGACGCAGGCAACCACATTCAGCAAGAAAGGCGTCTGGCGGCTCGGGGCGCCCATGTCCGCGCGCTGCCTGATGAAGTATGGCGGTGACCTGCTTTATGTGAGCCGCGATGGCCTGTCGCCGTTCACGAAAGCCTTAGCTTCGTCTCGGGTGAATACCCAGATCAACCTGACCGGCAAGATTGACGGCGCGGTGAATAACGCCACGTCGCTCTATGCGGGGAATTTCGGCTGGCAATCCCTGCTCTTTCCCGGCAACAACATGCTGTTCCTGAATGTGCCGGTCGCCTCGGGCTTTCAGGAGCAATACGTGATGAATACCATCACGGGTGCCTGGAGCCGCTTTACCGGCTGGCCCGCGAATTGCTGGGAGCTGTTCAACGAGCAACCCTATTACGGTGCGAATGGGGTGGTGGTGCGCGCCTGGAATGGCACCTATGACGATAATGGCTCGGCCATCGTCGGGGAAGCGCTGCAGGCCTTTTCGTATTTCGGCACGCAACAATTGAAGCAATTCCTGATGGCGCGTCCGGTGATCCAGACTAACGGCGCGCCGGGTATCCAGATGGGATTCAACGTCGATTACGACACCACGCCGCCCGTGGGCACGCCGAGCTTCTCCGCGCCGGCCTTTGGCCTGTGGGATGTGGGCCTGTGGGACGTGGCGCTATGGGGATCGGACGCGATTGTTCGCAAGGACTGGCAATATATCTCCGGCGTCGGTTATGCAGGCGCCATGCATTTCCGCATTGCCACGCTGGATGCTTCCGTGAACTGGGTAAGTACCGATGTGGAAATGCGAGATGGCGGCATTCTTTGACGCATGAAACGCATCATCATCGACCAATCCGAAGCCATTACCAATTGGGTCGCGGCCAAGATTGGCGAAGATACGATCCCGATGGCTTACGGGGTCGGGCTGGAGCATCGCGGCAAGTTGGTTGCCGGAGTGGTCTACGCGCAAAAGACGCACTGCAATGTGCATATGCACGTGGCCTCGGATGGCTCCCGGCAATGGATGACGCCGGAATATCTCGGGTTTTGTTTCGCATACCCGTTTAATCATCTAAAATGCGAACGAGTTACCGGATTCGTCCGGGCAGACAATATTGACGCACAACGATTCGATGAGCATCTAGGCTTCATCCGCGAAGGACGACTCCGCCGCGCATGTGCTGATGGAACAGACCTAATCGTTTACGGCATGCTCCGCGAGGAATGCCGGTTCCTGACAGGCAAATATCATGCGGCATACCTGGAATATTTCGGACTCTCCCGATCTTCCGATTCGCGCGTTTCGTAAGGCGCTCGGCAAAAATCGCCCTGAAACGCTGGAAGGCGGCAAGGGCGGCGCGCCGACTGCGCCCGATCCTTATAATACGGCTGCCGCGCAAGGACGACTGAATCAACAGGCCGCCGCTTACAATAAAGCGCTGAATCCCAATAACTACTGGAATACATTCGGTGGCCAGCGTACGGTACAGAGCGGCATTGACCCGAATACCGGCGCGCCGATCTACACCACTGAAATCCGGGCCAACGATGCGATTCAAAACCTGATTGATCAGCAGGTGGGTGGCCTCGGTGGTGCTGTTGGTAATATGCAGGGCTTTCAGAGTGGTTTGCAGGGACTGCAAAGCCGATATGGTGGCCTTGGCAACCAATACCAAAACATCAATAGCCAGCTCGCCGGAATGAATGCGGCAGATGCGATGGGGAAAGGGCAAGATGCCTACTATCGCGCGGCGACCAGCTATCTTGATCCGCAATACGCCCAGCAGGAAAATTCATTAGAGGCAAAACTTGCCGCGCAAGGTCTAGCGCCGGGATCACAAGCCTATGGCAATGCGATGGGCAATTTCCAGCGGGACAAGACATTCGCGTATAACCAAGCGCAGAATTCTGCCATTACCCAAGGCCAACAACTCGGCCTGAATCAGTTGCAGGCGCAACAGGGATTGCTTGGCCAGCAAGCCGGCTTGGTGGGCGCCCAACAGGGATTGATTGGGCAGCAAGCTGGACTGTATGGCCAGCAGATCGGCGCTAACCAACTTGGTTATCAGAATCTAAATTCTCTGGCTAGCCTGATTCCCGGCTATTCCGGTGCCGCACAAGCTGGCGTGAATCCGTCTGATATTGCCAGCGCGCTCCAAAACCAGTATTTGGGGAATCTTGGCCTCTATAACTCGCGGCAGCAATCTGCCAATGCGACGAACAGCAATCTGGCTGGATTGTTCGGGAATCTGAGCCGGGCCAATTCACTCAGCAATATGTTCAGTGGAAATGGCCTCAGTAGTTATGGCAATATGCTGTCCAGCGTTTCTCCGGGGATGGCCGGCAGTCTAGGCGATTCATTAGGCATGAGTATAGGCGGGGTATATGGGCCAGAAACACAGGCCGGTCTAGATGCGCTGATAGGGTCTTTTAATGGAGGCACCTCGGCAGCCGCAGCCGGTGGTGCCGCAGAAGCTGGAGCGGCAGGCGCAGCAGAGGCCGGAGCGGCAGGGGCCGGCACCGCAGGAGCAGGGGCAGTAGGCGGTGAAGGCGCGGCAGGGGCGGGGTTTGGTGGCGCTGCTGGGCTGGTCGCGCTGCCCTTCGCCATTGCGATTGGCGGCATGTTGAACGGGATTTTTGGGCCACCCGATGGCCCAGGTCAATCCAATCGAGATATCGCGAATACTTATGGAAACCTCGGCCTTTCCTATACATTCGACGGGAAGCCTTTGTGGCAGCAACTTGGGCTATTTGGGGATTATGCGAACATGCCGGGCTTTGCCAATAACACCATGAATCAAGCGGGCAGCATGGACATGCAGCATCAGTATTACGGCCAGGATTCCGGGCCAGTGGCGGCATATCTTGCGAGTAAATATGGTGCCCCGAACCAAACTATCCTCGCCCAAGGACTTGGCGGTTATACGGACCCTCAATATGCGGACGCATCAAATTATTTCCAAAGTGCTAATGTCCAGTTGGGAGACTGGAACCCATATATCGGGGGCTATTCCCCGGGATGGAATAGCAATGGTGGGGGCTAATCATGGCTGCTAATGTTCCATTTTCTGTGCTGCCGCAGTATCAGGGCAATCTGTATGACCTGCAGACCAAGCAGGCGATTGCGCAGGCGCTGATTCAGAAAGGGCTGCAGGGCGATCTGCAGAACTATCAGCCGGCCGGGGGTGGCTTTGCCTACGTGCCGAAATACGGCGCGGGGGCGATTGCGGCTCAGCTCGGCAATGCATTGCTCGGGAATACGCTGCAGCAGGAGGCGAGTCAAGGCCTGACGCAACTGGGCGCGCAACAGGCTGCCGCCTATCAGCAGATGTTCACGCCGCAGACGGAAACGGCCACGGCCAATGTCGACATGCCGCCGACCGCGCAGGCGCCGCTTTCCTTTGGGCTGGGGGCTGGCGGTGGCTTCACGGGGGGGGCGCCCGATGCGGGCCGCGCAGCCTTGGGCAATGCGCTGGCACCGCAAGTCACGCGCACGACCGCCTCGCCGCTGAATCCAATGGGCATGGACCCGCGTGCAGCGGCAACGCTTTCGCAACTGATGGGCCTGCCGGAATTCGCCAAATCCTTTGTCGCGCCTAGCTACAAGCCGACCGATGCGACATTGGCCGCGCAACAAGGCGGGTTCGATCCGCGCGCGGCGAATCTGATGCAGTTCCGCAAGGATAGCTATGTGGCGCCGACCGCTGGCGGCGCTGGCACGGTCTATCGCGATCCGTTCACCAACAAGGTGATTGGGGCCAACCCGAATATCGGCGAAGGCATGCAGGCCGTCTACGACGCGAACGGCAATCCAGTCGGCGCGATGCCGATTCCGGGCTATACCGGTGCGATTGGCGCCATCGAGGGTGCCCGCGCACAAGGCCGCGCGACTGGCGAAGTGCAGCAGGTTTACAACCCGGCAACGCAGCAGATGGAAATCGTGCCGCGTTCACAAGTGCTGGGCGGTCAAGGCGGCGGCGGTGCTGGCGGCGGCGGTCTTGGGACTGGTCGCCTAGGTGGGAGTGGCGGCGGCGGTGGCTACGCGGCTGGACCGGCACTCGGCGCTCCGGAAGCGGCGGCAGTGGAAGGCAAAGGCCAGGCGGAAGAAGGCCTTGCGCTGCAGCGGGAAGCACGCGCGGTGCCGCAGCAGCGCCTGTTTATCCGCGAGCTGCGCCAGACCATGGCGGGCTTCGATCCGGGCAATCCGAATGCCGATTGGACGCTGATGGCCAAAAAGATGGTCAACACCGCCAATCCGTTCGGCAATACGTTCGATCCGAACAAAATCGCCTCGCAGGAACAGTTCAACAAGGCCGCGAATCAGTTGGCCATGGCGCAATTCAAGGATCTGAACTCAGGCGGCGCGAATTCGACGCTCGAAACGTCGATGAAGTCCAACCCGAACGCCACGATTTCGCGCCTCGGCAACAAGGGGATTCTGGATCTGCTGCAGGGCAACGTCGATGCCAAGGAACGCATGGGCCAGGAGTGGCAGAAGTGGAAGGAATCAAACGGCGCCGGCTCGTATGGCAAATTCCAGACCGAATGGGGCAAAGCCTACGATCCGCAGGTCTTCATGATCCCGTATCAGTCGAAGGAAGAGGCGGCAAAGATGGTCAACGCCATGACGCCGCAAGAGCGCAAGATTTTCCAGAATAAGTTCAATTTCGCGGTTAAAAACGGCTGGATTCAGCTTCCGGAATAATGGCGACTAACGATTACTCCTCTCTCTTTCAGGAGGCCGGGAAGACCTATAATGTCGATCCCGAGCTATTGCGCGCTGTGGTGCAAGTGGAGAGTGGCGGCAATCCCACGGCGGTATCGGAGAAAAACGCGCAAGGCCTCGGACAGATTATCCCTTCTACTGCCAAAGCGCTCGGCGTTAAAAACCCGTTCGATCCGCGCGAAAGCGTATTCGGCGCTGCAAAACTGCTGGACGAGAATCTCACGCGCTACGGTAATCCCAATGATGCGATTCTCGCCTATCATGGCGGCACTGATCAAAAGAATTGGGGGCCGAAAACCCGCGCCTATCTGGAAAAAGTCACGTCTGCCTATCAGGGCACGCAGGGATCGAAAATGCCTAGTTCGGTGAATACGATTGGAGAAACGGGGAGCGGCAATGATGACGCCTTTAGCGCCTATTTCTCCGCCAAATCGGCGCCCGCGCCTGCGCAGGGTAATGATCCATTCAGCGCCTATTTTGGTAATGCTGCGCAACCTGCTCCGGTCAAGACGGCTGCTGTAGTGCCGGCGCAAGCCCAACAGCCCCAGCAGATTCCCGCGCAAGGCCAGCCGGTGCCGGGCGGCTTCACAATGGGCGTCGGCGATGTGGTCAAGGGCGGCGTGCAAAGCCTGGTGCATGGCATCGGCGCGCTAGCGGAGCGATATCCGAATGCGGCTAAGACGCTTAATTTTCTGACAGGTGGCGATCTGAACGCCGATGTCGCGGGGGATTTCTCGCGCGGTGCCAAGCAGGTAGACACGCAAATCGCCCAGCAAGAGCGCGCTTATCAGGCGCAGCGCGCAGCCGCGCAGCCGCCAACATTAAGCGGACTGATTACCGGCGAAAGGCAATCTCCCGGAATTGATTGGGCACGCGGAGCCGGTAACGTGCTTGGCGCGGCACCGTTGGCCCTTCTCACTCCTAGTGGTGCCGGGGCATCCCTCGCAGGGCGTGCGGCGTTAGGCGCAGGAGCTGGGGCATTTGGCACGCTCGCTACGCCGGTCACTGACGATAGCAGGCCATATGCCGAACAGAAGAAAGAGCAGTTGGCGCTCGGGACGGCACTCGGCGGCGCTGCGCCACTTGTGACGGCTGGCCTTGGGAGCGCGGTTCGCGGCGTGACTGATCCGGTCCGCCAACGCTTGGCAGAAGCCGGAGTCACGATGACGCCGGGGCAGATTCTCGGCGGCGCGTTGCAGCGGACTGAGGACAAACTCACCAGTATTCCGGTGCTGGGCGATTTCATCAAGAATGCCCAGCGCCGCTCATTGGAGAGCTTTAATCGCGCAACGTACAATAGTGCGCTGGAGCCGCTAGGACAGACGCTGCCGGATAACGTTGCTACCGGCGCTAATGCGATCACCCATGTTCGGCACGTCATCGGTGATGTTTATAACAGCATCCAACCGCGCGCCACTTTCGTCGCGGATCAGAACTTTGCGGCTGATCTGGCAGCGGTTCGCAACGAACTAGCACAAAATGCGCCAGGGGCGCTGGCTCAATTCGACAACATTGTTCAGAACCAAATCACCGCCAAGCTGCGCAATAACGCAATGAATGGCGATCAGTGGGGCAATACCCGCTCCGCCATTACCAGTATCGCGCGGGATCGTGTGATTGGCAATGCGACGCCGGATGATCGCGTGCTTTCTACCGCGCTGAATGATCTGGGCGATGCGGTGAATGCGGCAGTGGGCCGCGCCAGCCCACAAGATATCCTGCCGACGCTTAACCGGGCCAATGCCGCATGGGCGCAATATAAGCAGATCGAGCGCGCGGCGGGTTCCGTGGGCGCATCGAACAATGCCAATGTTTTCACGGCGGCGCAGTTTGCTAACGCGGTTCGCAGAGGCTCGACGAATGCGCAAAAGGCGACCAATAGCGGTCTGAATGCACAGCTTGCGGGAGATGCCGCAGATGTGCTCGGGTCGAAGTATCCCGATAGCGGCACCGTGGGCCGGTCATTAATGACGCTTGGCACTGCCGGCTTGGCCGGCCATACCGTGGCGCCCGGTGTCGTGTTGCCGGCTGCGGCGGCGATTGGTCTTGGCTCATTGCCTTATACCGCAACCGGCCAGCGCTTGGCGCAGGCATTGCTGATGAATCGTCCGGCAGGCGCGCAGGCGGCAGGGAATGCGATTGCGAATATAGGGCCGCGGTTAGGCGCGCTGCTTGCGCCGTCGGCGTTGCTCAAACCATGACCACGAATTGGTTAGCCGCTCTTCGGCTTTGGCGCGGCTGCGATCTTCCAAGCGCTTGTAGTGCGGGTAGAGAAAGCGCATGAACGCCATGCGAAGCAGGATCGGCGCGGCGGCAATCAGGAAAAGGCGGATTAGGGCTTCGGTGCTCATGGTCTGAAGTTATTCAGAGTGATAGGCCTGCTAAGTGTAGGCGAAGAAACGAACAAGGAGAAGCTAACCCTTCTTACGGTGGATGCCAGCCTTGATGCGACTGATATGTGATTGAGTCACCGATAGCAATTTGGCGAGATCTACTTGCTTCAGATCAGACTGAAGAATGAAGGCCACTTGATCCGACGAAAGTTTTGCATGGCCGTTCCTCTCACCAAAAGCATTCCGTCTTTTGGCCATTGCATCACGATTGTTGTCAAGTTTTGTTCCCGTCGAAAGATGATCGGGATTGACGCAAGCAGGGTTATCACAAGAATGCAGAACGATAAGTTCGTCAGGGATTTTCCCCTTAAACATTTCGTAAGAAACTCTATGTGCTCTTTTCGACAGTTTATCTACTAAAACAATGCCGTAACCATAGCCATTTTTTGTGCCGGTCCACAGCCAACATGAATCTGTTTTTTGGACTCGGTTCATAAATGAATCTGCCAACGTAGCTTGCGGGAAATTTTCAAGAGTTCCTTTTTTGCGCTCCCTATAATAGCAACGTTTGCATAATTTTCGACCTACGGTTTTTTCATACCCACAAAGCAGGCATGAAATTCCATGGTTTCTATGATTACCCATACAATCTCCCTCAAATGGATAATGGATTGTATGCCACGATGATGGAGGCGTCAAGTGTCCCGTAATGGTTCAGGTTCCTATTCTTTGCCAAGTGGCAATCCCGTTGTCCCATCTACCGTCATTTCCTCGACGTGGGCCAACAATACGCTTAGCGATATCGCAACGGCACTGACGCAATCCATTGCCAACGATGGCCAAACCGTTCCGGTGGCTAATCTGCCGATGGCTGCGTTCCGCCATACCAACGTGGCGAACGCGGTCAACCGCAACGAATACGCCGCAGCGGGCCAGGTGCAAGACAGCGCCCTGCAGTGGCTAACGTCAGTTGCGGGCACCAATACCATTACCGCCAGCATTACGCCATCCCCAAGTGCTTACACGGCGGGGCAGACGTTCCGATTTGTCGCGGCTGGTGCAAATACTGGTGCGGTCACCCTTAATATTAATGGCTTGGGCGCAAAAAGCATTTTTAAGTCAGGTACCGGCGCTCTTGTCGGCGGAGATATTGCATCGGACGGCGTTTATGAGGTGGTTTATGACGGTACGAATTTTCAGCTAAATAATGCGGAATATCCTTCCGGATCATTAATCGGTATTCGGGTTCTTACTGCCAGTGGCAACTATACCGAAACGGTTGGCACCAAAAGCATTGTTTGGCATTTGCTTGGGGGAGGAGGAGCAGGCGGCGGCACTCCGACAACAGCGGCAGGACAGACGGCTATTGGTTCTGGAGGAGCATCAGGCGGATATTGTATCGGTAGATCAACTAGTGGATTTTCTGGCGCAGCATTTACAATCGGCGCGGGTGGAACTGGTGTTTCTGGCGCAGCAGGCAATAACGGCGGAAATTCCACCTTTCAAGGAGCCACAGCCTCGGGAGGACAGGGGGGCAGAACGGACGGCCCTTCTGGCCCCTCTTTCGTTAGCGGTAGCCCTTCCGTTGGCGGCGCTGCAAGCGGTGGGCTAATCAATGTAAGGGGTAGTAATGGGGGGATCGGATTTTCTATCAGTACAGCCAATGCTTCCATTGTTGGAGGATCTGGCGCGGATTCGCCATTTGGCTCCGGGGCTGGTGGTGTGGTGGCAACCGGTTCTACGCAGACTGCATCCGGTTTTGGTTCCGGTGGCGCAGGTGTCGCAGTAGGCGTAAGTGCTGGCGTGACATTGCCTGGAACGAACGGAACCCCTGGGGTATTGATTATTTACGAATACGCATAATAACTAGTCCCAAATAACAGAAAAACCGGGGTCTTAAATGGTAGAAGCGATGGATCACGAATTGCGAGAGAAATTCGCGCGTCTAGAGGCCCAGGTGGAGGCATTGCAAGGCGTGCCGCAGAAGCTGGATTCCATTATCCAGCTCCAGGTCACCATGGCGAGCGTGCAAGAGAGTACGCGCGGGCAAACCGAACGGCTCTCCGCGCTGATGACCGAGGTGAAGGCCCAATCCGGCGAAATTGCCTCGGTGAGTGAGAAGGTCACCGGGCTACGCAACAAGATCGTGGGGGGGGCATTGGTGATGAGCATTCTGGTGATTCCGACCTCGGCGTTCCTGATCCGGGAATCGCGGGATCAGTTGATCACCATTGATCGCCGGGTGACCGGATTGGAGTACGAAGTGCAACGAGCAAAGGCGCCGCGATGATTATCTCTATCCTGTCCCTGCTGGGTGGTGGTCTGATGCGACTGCTGCCGGAACTGTTCGGTTTCCTGAACAAGAAAACCGATAACGCGCACGAGCTGGCCATGATGGACAAGCAATTCGAGCTAGAGAAGATGCGCGGCGCGAATCAGATGGCGCAAGTGGAATTGCAAACCACATCAGAGCAGATCGTGCATATGCTGGACGCACAGGCATCGGCCTTGAAAGCACAGATGCAACTGACCGGCATGAAGATCGTGGACGCGCTGAACTTCCTGGTGCGACCATTGGCGACCTATTATGTTCTGTTTCTCTATGGCCTCGCCAAAATGGCCATGTTCATGATCGCCATGAAAAGCGGCCTGTCCGGCTGGGAATCCATTCTCAAGCTGTACGACGAGGACGACAAGGCGATTCTGTCCGGAATTTTGGGATTTTGGTTCGTTTCCAGGGTCTTTGAGAAGGGCCGCAAGTGAAAGACGCGCTGGAGATTCTCGTCAAGCTCCTGATGCAATTTGAGGGCTGCCGCTTGACGGCCTATCGGGATGTTGCCGGAGTACTAACCATCGGCTGGGGCGAAACGCAAGGCGTCAAGCCTGGCATGGTCTGGACGCAAGCGCAGGCCGATGCGGTGCTGCGGATGCGCGTGTCGCAGTTCCTGCTCGGCGTCTATCATCGCGCGCCGATGCTTTGGCTAGAGCCGCCCGAGCGTGCTGCGGCCTGTACAAGCCTGGCCTACAACATCGGTCTTGGGGCCTTCAACGCCTCCACGGTTAAGCGCAAGACCAATGATGGATTATGGACGGAGGCAGCGAAGGCATTCCTGTTATGGAACAAGAGCGGCGGTCGCGTCTGGAACGGATTGACGAACCGCCGCAAGCGTGAGAGCGAACTGTATCTATCAGCCGGGGTTTAGTGCGGCGTCACTGCTTGTCCCGCTCCTGCTGGACGGCGGCGTCGATGGCCTCGCGCTGAGTCGGGAACCATCCGATAGACTGCGACAGGCCGCCAAGCGTCCACATGCGCGGCGGACCGACTTCACATTCGCAGGCGATCAGTTCTAGGCCTCGGTCGATCAGAAATGCGAACCTCTCTGTATCCGCCTTCCCCGGTGAGGCGTAGAGCGGCACGATTGCGGCATCAATTTCGCCATCTTCGTAGCTTGCAATATGCTTTTCCGCCAGCGACCGCCGAATATAGACCGCGCCTATGCTATTGATCGTCCCATCGGCATTACCGATGTGCCACGCAACCGGCTCTTGCGCCTTCCCCGGTGAGGGGGTGGCGAGATATAGGCGAACGGCTGCGGCTGATAACAACGCGCGGGCGTGGCCGCCGATCCCATGCGGCACCAGTGCGCCAGCATCGTTCATGCTAATAAGCGCTTTGATGCAGCTAATCAGCTGGGCGTCATCGCCGCGGAAGTCGTCGTGCAGCTCCCCATCTGCTGGGGTAGTGGCGGGGGTGGTCATGCGGACTCTCCGGTTGCCTTGGCGATGGCGGCGCGAGCGAGGCGCAGCCCATAGGTTTCCTGCAGGCCGAACTCGACTTCGAGTTGCTTCAACGCTTCCAGCAGCTCCGGCGCGGCGGCTATCAGGCGTGCATCGGCGTGCTTTTGTGGCATAGGCTTATCTGCTGCATAGCTCATGCGCGCTATCACGGCATCGCCTGGGCCGAGAATCTTTGCCCCATTAGCGCTGTTCGGGTGGCGGTGCTGCATCCGCCAAGGTCCCGGCGTGTGTTTCGTGTTGTTGGTCGTCATGCTGCCTCCAGTGCAAAGCCTTGTTGGATGGGGGCGGCGGCGCGTTCCCAGAACGTCAGAGACTGCCGCGATTCGATGCGCTCGCGCAGCACCTGAGCGCGGGATTCCTTGCTGGCCGGGGTGTACGGGCCGCGCCATTTGCTGTCGATGCCGATGTTCTGGCCGATGTTCGTACTGTCGGCGCTGGCAAAGGGAAAGCGGCTAAAGACTTCCGGGTCCAGCATGCGCAGGCCATGCAGCTTGCACACTGGCCGCCCGCTCTTGTCGCACAGCACGTCCATGGCTTCGGCCATGCGAATCCACCATGCCGACGTGCCAACCTGGGCGAAGTCGCCCGAACTGCCGAGACAGATGCGCGGCCATGCCATCGCCAGTCGCTCCAGCCTCTCTAGGCTCTCATGCAGGTGCCACACCGGGGCGCCGACCCACGGTGCGCGCTCGCGCCACGGCCACTCAGCAAGCAGCGCGTCATTCGCGTCCTCGTCGCCGTCGATCACGTCCGGGATGACAGCGAAGTCGAAGGACGGATAGCGATGCAGTTCAGCCACCCACTCGTAATAGGGCTGCCAGTCGGTGACCGGCTTTCCCGACTTCCAGGCCGAGAAGGCGCCGTTGTCGACCGCGAACGATTGCGCGACCTCCAGCACGATGCCAAGTTGCTCAGGACGCGCGAAGGACACGAACGCATGGCCGGCCCAGATGGCTCTTGCGGCGGCGGTTGTCGGCGTGATGGGAGTCCCGTGATATGGCGTCATGCCGGTTCCTTTACGTAGAGCTGCACATCCTTGTCGCTGGTTCTCGGTCCAATCTGCGCCACCACCGAAACGCCAGACTCCAGAATCCGGCGATGCGCCGTGCTGATATGCGCCAGTTCAACTAGGCCCGATTCTTCCGGGAAGCCGCGCCGCGTCTCAATATCGACCCCATGGTGATGCGCCCTCAGCGTTTGCTTGCCGCCAAACCGATCATGCAGTTCATCGGCGATGTCCTCGTGGAACGAATTGGCTAGCAGGCTGGTTGCCGTGACGATGTGCTCGACGTGGATCACCTCAGCGGTTTCGATCTCCAGCGAATAGATGATGTGCAGTCCATTGTTCGGGCAGTGGCTCACGAATTGCAGGCGGTAGATGTTCGCTGGGGTAGTGGCGGGGGTGGTCACAGGTCGTCCTCGTCAATGGCGGTGGCGTACTGCGGGCGATAGCTGCCCCGCAACCAGAAGTCCTTGTCGCAGGAGGCGACAGGGCAGTGCACCTCCAAGGTGGTCTCGTTCGGTGCGGCGGCCCACAGGTCGTCGGTGTTGTCGTTCATGTCATCGACATCGAACTCATGGCCGCAGTGCGGGCACACCGGCATCAGGGTCTGATCAGGTTTGTCAGACATCATGCGTCCTTGTTCTGGTTGGGAGAATCAGCGGCGGCACGCCGGATATTTCCCATGCGCTCGGATGCGGTCAGGTAGCCCTCTTTAATCCCTGCTGTCAGCGTCCATACGGCCCCTGACGCCGATTCCATCTTTACTCGACTGAGGCCCAGGAAATCGCTTTCGAGCGGGCCGGAAAATCGCAGGCGCTCGCCTGTCTCTGGATCGGTCAGCAACCATTGAGATAGTTGCTCAGCATCCCTCTCCACCTCTGCCCGCGAGGACGATGCGCGGGCCGATGGATAAGCAGCGCGAGCAACAGCTAATGCGAACTCCACAAGATGCAAGCGAAGGTGTTTCGTTTCCTCACCGAACCACGGCTGCGCGATTTCGAGAATGGTCTTCTCCGACAGCGCCACACCCTGCCGGTCAGCCCGATCCGCCGCAATCGCATCGGCAATCGCCGCTTTCCGGCTCGCATCGTTCGTCACGTATTGCCGAGTGTTCTCCAGAAAAGCTGCGATGGCGCGATGCTCGATGTCGCGCGCGAACCGAATATGTCGACTCCACCCCGGACGACCCGGACCGTCTTTGCAGGCTTCATCCCATCGCCGCTGAATATCCTCGTCCGACAGCGCCTGCCGGTCAGCGCGCGCAGGCTCTGCGACTGTGAATGCCTCGCCCTGGATAGCCGGCTCCGGCTCCTCAAATTCGATGGGCTTGCCTTGCAGAACGGCCTTGGCGATGCTCCCGTCCTCAACCGTTGCGGTGCCAGCTTCGTCGCACCAGAAGTTCACCGGCTCGCCGGATACCGTGTCCCAAGCGGTGTCGTCGGATAGGTTGAAGTGCTGCCCACTCGCATAGAAGCGCAATGCATAAAGGACGGCCAAGGGCAGCGCGGTAGGCGATGCGGGCTGACCGGTGAGCATGGCGCGTGTATTGGCAACCCACGGATTGTCCGGGGCGAACTCTTTCAGCGCCATCATGCCGGCCTGCAAGTGCTCGCGCATGTCCACCGTCAGCGCGGCGGGCGATGCGCTCGGCGCAGGGGCGACGAGTTTAGCGATGCGCGCCACCACTTCGCTATCTGCCCATTCGGTATCGCAGTCCAAGCTGCTATGGCCCAGCGGATGGCCGGCGCTCAATCCGTCGCTAAAAGCCAGTTTCCACGCTTCATCCCATGCGGCTTTGGCGATGGATGAAATATCGTCTGTTTGGCTGTTCTCGCTCATTTCTTCCCCTCGTTATCGTGATTACTTCTTCACCATGCGCTTGCGCACGCTATCCAGCCCGCGCAGCGTCTTCTGCCTCGGCACGTCATAGGTGCCCGAGCAAATGTTCGTCAGCGTACGGATGCTCACCTTGGACTTCTGCGCGATCACTAGCCATTTGCTGGAGCCGTCCGGCATGCGCTCGCCTCGGCTGGCCTGCAGCCATTGGCGGATTTCGTTGATATCTGTCATTTGTGCTCCCCGTTTCGTGGTTAGATTGTAGCTTATATGCGCGCAGTTATGCAAGGTATCTGCGCGTGTCTTCCAGCAAATCAAGTTCCGTGAATCCGTAATGCTTCGGGAAGCCTTTCGTGCCTAGCCCATGCACGCCCGTCGCGCCCCGGTGATGCTCGGGGCAAAGCGGCATCGTATCCTCATCACTAGCCCGCTTGCTTCCCTGGCCCGCACGCTGATGATGCACTTCCACGCCATAGGTCAGGAATCCAAGGCGTCTGCAAACGGCGCAAGGGAGCTGGGCGACACGGCCCATATGCTCCTTGGCTGCTGCAGGCTTCGCCTTGCGCGCCTTCTTCTTGAAAGTCGTTCGCTTAAGCGGAGTCTTCCGGTTCAGCATGGGTTAAACATCCAGCTTGCAGCCAAGTCCGCCATCCGGTGCGCAGGCTTGATTGGCGATTTGCGTCGCTTGCGCTGCTTCTCACGGTACTTTGCCTGACTGACTTCCGTCGGCACCTTAGGAGGCCGCTTAGCATCTGGCGCGTCCCCCAGTGCCCAAACAGGAATCGGGGCGCCTGTCGCCGTTTCTTCCCACGCGAAGATATAAATCTGCCTGCGGATTTTGTCATGCGCGCGGCGGTGCGTGGTCTTGTTCAAATCCAGTGCTGCGCGAATTTTGGGCGTGGAGAGTGGCCCATTACGCAGCAGATCCAAGATGGATTCGGCGCGCTCATAGACGTGCGGGTACAGTAGCTGCATGCGGATATTGCGGCCACCCAATCTCAGCTTGAGTGCGCGCTTGTGAATCGCCGCCACGCTGCGGCCTTCCGGTGCCCACATTGCTACCGGAGCCTCGGTGCCCCAATTGGCGACGAGGATGGCGTCTTCCTCGGCTGTCCAAAGTACTCTGCTCATATCGTCTTCGCCTCAAATCGCCGGGAGCTTTCCAGGCTTCTCCAGCATTCAATCTTGGCTTGCGCCGCCACAATCATCCAGCGCAAGCGTTCTTCTTCTTCCGTGGCCGCTTTCAGCGCATCCAGCAATGCCAAGTAATCCGGATGGCTATAAGCCTCCCTCTCTTGGGCTGCCGCGCTCGGATACTCTTTCTCAACAGCCTTCATGAGCATGGCTTTCTTGCTCTTGCGGAATTCCTCCAGGTACACGCGCTCGGCTTTGGCTTTCGCGTAAGCTGGCGCGGTGTCCCGAAGGTAGTCGAGCGCTTTAAATATGTTAATGCTGATATCGTCACTCATTGCGGGAACGCCATCGGGCGAATCAGGGCCAGTTGTTGGGTCAGCTCCTCAATCTCGCCAACCATCTCCGCCATGCGGGCCAGGTTGTCGTGCATGAAAGCAAAGTGCCGTTCGGTGTCGGTCGCGCCCTGAATGTCGCGTAGTACCGAGGTGGCGGCGTTGTTCTGCGATTCGCACATGTCGCGCAGAGACTTCAGCGCCGTTTCGCGGGCAGCGCGGACGATGGAATATTGACCGCGTGCAATGATCTGCTCGGCGGCGATTTCGTTAAAGTCGATCATGCTTGTGACCCCAAGAGTATTGCCTTGCGAGCTGCGCAGGCGTCCGCCACCTTGGCCATCTGCTCCGGGCTGGCGCCTTGGTCTTGTGCCTGGTGATACAGGTTAGTCAGCGCCTTGACCGATCCCGCATTAGCGATCAGCGAAAACGTTTCGTTGGAATCGAACGGCGCGGCGCGGCGATGCGGCTTATGCTCGGGCTGGTATTCGATGCTGTCGCGCTCGGGATCGTCGCCCGTTTCCAGGCAGAAGACTTTCAGCAGCGCATACTTGAAGGCGTAGGACACGGCCTTGCCCGGCCCCTTGTCCTGCGGATCGATGCCATAGCCAAACGATTCCACTTCGATTGCGTCCTCGGGCTGATCGACATTGACGAAACGCACCATGATCGTCGCTTCGGTGCGGTTGCCGTCCTGCGTATGCTCCTTGACGCTGACAACCGGCATGATGCCGTGCTTCAGCAGCGCGGGCCGGATCTTGGCTGTGACCGCATCGTGGGACACGAAGGTGTACTGATTATTCACCTTCTTGTCTTCCTTCTGCACGTACGACACGTCATTCATGACTGCCGCCATGCGCTGATAGATATTCAACATGCTCCCCTCCTGTTCCTGTTGTTCCTGAGCACCGCGCTCCTGGAATTCACGCAATCCCCCATCGTTGTTATCGTCGTACATCATCCCCTCCAGCCCAGCATCAGGCCAAGCAGTATGCCAATCCCCAGCGCCCAGACCCAAGACAGCGCGCTATTGCCGTTTGCGCCGAGGCGCGTATCTTCGCCCCACGCTTCCCGCATCGTGCGCGGTGTCTTCAGATGGCTGATTTTCATGATACGAGCACCTCCCTAGTGATCGGATTGCCGTCCTCGTCCGATACACAAGCGAAGCCAGCCTTGCGCAGCTCGTCTAGCGCTTCGTCCAAGGTTTCGCCGCAGAACCGCTCCTCGCGTTCGTAGCCAGCCGGGCCGGCAACTAGAATCTTCCAGGCTTTCATGCTTCCCCCGTGTACTCGATGGCCTGCAACTTGCCGATCTGATCCTCGATTTCGTTGATACGGCGCTGGAAATTGGCGCGCAATTGCGTGCGCTCGGCTTCCAGTTGCTGAATTCGCAGCGTCCTGGCATCCAGATCCGGAATCTCGACCGTGAACGAATGCTCGGCAACCTTCTTATAGCCGGACCATGTCTCCACGCCACGGCCTTCCTTGACTGCGGCCTCGTAATCGAAACTATCAAACTTGTATTGGATACCTTGACCGTCCCAAGTAGGAGCCGCCCAAATCCAGCCCTTAATTTCGATCGTCTTCGTCTCGTTGCTCATTTTCATCCCCTCGCAGCTTCGGTCACTTCGTCGGTGTAGTTGTCTTCCATCCACTTGCCCCACTTCTCGGGCCAGGTCTTCCACGGCTCGCCAATCAGCGTCTTGTTCTCCAGAATCTGCACGTCGAACAGCGAGATGATATCCGGCTGACCGGGTTCGCCCGGGTCGCCGTTGCGCTCATAGCGCGTCTCCGGATAGCCCTTGGTGTATTCAAACGTGAGCTGCAGCAGCAGCCCATCGTCGCACTCATGTTCGATCTTGATCAGCATGGCTATTCCCCTTAGCGATACATGATGAGCGGCAGCGCGATGCCATCGGCGGCCAGGTTAGCGGAGACGTGGCTGAATGGCTTCGGAATGTTCCTCCACGCCTTGCTGAACCGAAAGCCGGTCCAGCGAAGCACCGTCTTGCCGATGATGATGCCCGCGATGTGCTGGGCGTTGTCTTTGATGTTCATTTCGCTTCCCCTCGTTGTGTTGTGCTGATGGGCTCTACTGTAGCTACCTGCCCGCAGGTTGTCAAGCACTGCGCACGCAGAACATATCTTGTAAATGCGCGCAGGTTTCACTTGTGCATCATCCCTCCATGTACTAGTATTGAATCAGCCGGGCAGACGAATGAGACAACCGGTGATTTTCTAGCGTGTCATCCGGGAGATACAAAAGTGGGCACTACCTGCATTCTGAGAATCGAAGGGTCCTACGGGTTTTGGAGTATCCACGTATGTGGCCACCAGCTAGAAAAGGTTTACATTCCATTCGGGCACATCGTCTGCGCTTAATCGTCATAACAAGAAGTCAATAACATGAAGAAACTTGTAGTCGGGGCATTGCTGGCCGCGCCGTTGGTGGCTCAGGCAGTGGGATTTGAGGCAGAACTGGGCGGCGCCAGCTTTACCGACCGTGGCGACGGCTTCTGGTATCAGGAGGCGTTTCCCTATGATCTTCGGCTCAAAACGCCGGTGATCAGCGCCGGGATTCGCCAGGATCTCTACCAGGCCGGGCAATATGGCGTGGCGTTGCATGCGAGCTACGTTTATATGGGCAAAGTGCATACCGAAGCCTTAGCCGTGGCGGACGACGCGAATTACAACATCCAGACCAAAGCCTGCAATGGCGAATGCCTGCCGCTGGCCAAATGGCACGGCACTGGGTTCAGCCACGGGCTGCGCCTGACGCTGGAGCCATACGCCTATGTCTACGGCTGGCGCGTGGGCATCGAGGCCGGGTACTACATTTCCAAGAACTTCTGGAAGATGGAAATCCACGACTGGCAACCGTCGCGCAACGTGGCGCCGCAGAATCTGACGGTCTACGACGACGGGAGCTGGCGCGCGTACCCCACGTTCGGGGTATCCATCGGGCGCGGGAATTTCGATGGGTGCTGCG